CAATATACCAAAGGATTGCGACTTTCAAATAACTTAAAAATACTAGCATAAGTTTTATAGTTTTTAATTTTTGCACGAAACAAATCGTTAATTGAATAAGTTTCTTTTATATCTTTTACTAAATCATACCGTGCCTCGGCAAGTTTCTTAGCAGATAATTTTTGATGGTTTGTTTTTACAACATCAAGTAATGACTCTGCTTTAGTTGAATCTGTTACTGATTCTTCAATCAACAACTGATATAATCTTTGTTCTTTGCCAAGACAAGTGTTTTCACAAAAATGCTTTTTTAGAAGTTTGTTTGCAGGTGTATCTTGTTTACCATCAAGTACATCAGCAGTAATCTGCCTAACCAGCAACTCGAATAATATTCCAGTATTTTTGTATTTTGTGTGTTTTAGTTTTTTCACATCGATGCCTAAATTATCATATATATGAGTATAAATATAAATATAAAAGAGATTTTAATAAAATATTTTAATTTTGTTTGTTATTGGTTGTAGATTCCGTTATATGTTTCTCATCAGAATCTTTGTTTTCTTCACACAATAACTTTGACATTTCATTATCAGTTTTGCGTTTTTTTCCAAGAAAATCATCTAGTTTCTTTAAATCAGATTCTAATTTTAATGGAGAATCACCCCAATCACGACCATCAACTCTTCTTTCGTCTGCACCTAGTCTATCACGACCCATTGGTTTTTCATCAGGATGATCGTACTTTTTATTCGCATTTTTTCGTTTCTTTTCTTCTTTTTTTCTATCTTTGATTCTTTGTTGATGCTCTTCATCTGTTTCGTTTTCAAACTTACCAAATCCCCAACTTTCATCATCACCTAGTTCTTCACCATCTTCCTGTGAGGGATTTGCGGGATCATTTCCTTCGTTTTGAATACTTTCTAATCTAAAGAACTCTTTGGCATCATCTACAAAGTTATTTCGTATTTCATTAACTTCATCTTCAGGTAATCCAAATATTTTATCATAAACCCATTCTTTAGAGAACATTTTAGCATCTATCATATCACGTGCAGTATTTAATTTTTCGGAAAGAATTCTAACTCGTTCTTCTTCAAATATAGTAGATGGATTTGTTAATTGTAAACTAAAATCAACCAACTTAGCATCAGTATAACCTTGTGAATATAAATGAACAACTGCGATCTTGGTTAATTCACTTATCATTATTCTTTGTAATCTTTCAATAGTTCTAGCAAATCTAATATCTTCGGCTGCGAGTGTTGCTTTACCTGTTATACTTTCATCATATCCAAGAAATGCTTTAGGAACTTTAAGTGCGGCCATCATTTTGTTTTTAACATACTCAATATCCTCAGTTCCATCGTAAGTCATTGCACCAAGATTTTCAATACGAGTACCACTATCTCCACCACGAACAGGCATGAAGAAATCTTCAGTCATGTTTTGTAGATTGAATTTAAGATTATAGTCCCCTGTTTTTTCATCTACAAACGGAACTTTTTTCATTTTAGTCATAACTTTTTGCATAAAGTTATCAACCTCATTCGGTGGAATATTACCAATATCAATATAAAACATTCTTTTTTCAGGTGCTCGCATGATTCTGTGAATAAGCATAGCATCTTCCATCAGTTGAAGTTGTTTCCATGTTCTGCGGGCAGGTTCTATCATACTTTTCCCATATGGAAGATAATTGGTATCACCAAGCATTCTAAAGTGAGCAATTTCATAGTTTTCGTATTGTGCTTTAGTAGAACCTTCTTGTTTGAATACAACTAGATTAGGATTTGCAGGATCCATATCTTCTATACGAATCATTTCGTATGTCGAAACGGGTTTTACATTTAATACACCGTACTCTGGTTCAATTTCTAAATGTAAATAGAAATCTCCATATTTACACATATTGCGAGTCCATCCCCACAAATTAAACTCTACATTTAATATATCGTAAAATAAATTCTCTAGTATTTTTTTTACATTTGAATCTTTACTTTTAATTTGTAGTATTTCTCCAAATTCACTTCGTGTAGTAGATTCATCGGCATAAATATCTAATGCACTTGATATAATTGGATCAGTATCCATTATTTCATAGTCACTAAATAATTCAAGTCGTGCAGTTTGAAATCCTAAATTATTAAATCCACTTGCATAATCACTAAATAGTGTATGCATTCTGTCGTATTTATCTCTTGTTTTCTTAGAGTATTGTAAACGATCTGTATCTACTACTTTAGACTTTTTTCCACCAATATTTCTAACAACTACACCTGTTGAAAATAGTTTCTTTAAACCACTAAATAGTTTTTGTGTTCTGTTTTGTTCTGCCATTGTTTAACCTTTTTAATATGCCAATTTACATTAAATAATATTTAGTAATATATGTCAATTAAAAATCCGCATCACTGGCAGCATTAATTAAATCACCCCCATCAAAGCTTTGAAGGGGTCCTAATGGATTTCTTTGCTTTTCTAATTTATCTATATTTTTTTCACCTGAATATAAAACATACTCCACCACATCATCTACAATCATAATTAAGCACGAAAACTTCCATCCTGTGATGTGTGTATCTTTTCTGAAATTTAATGCATCTAATAGATAACTTCCCTCTCGTTGTTTTACAATTCTTTCAAGATTAACTTCATATGCTTTTAACTTTTCACGTGCAGCCAAACTTGTTATAACTCCCTCAGGTAAATCAATATTATTAAATAATGTGTATCGTGAGGGACTATCTAATTTAAACTTTGACATAATATCAAGATAAGTTAATTTTTTTACATTTGCCATATTTTCTAAATCTATCCCCATATCCAATAAATCTTTATTTGTAGTTTTTCCTAGTTCAATTTTACCTATATCGTTTTCTATTGTATCAAAACTCATATATTTTGATTCAGTATAAGTCACAGAACTTGGAAGTAATCTTTTATTATTACATCCACATAAAAGTAAAGCACACAAACAAATTGTTATATTTAATATTTTCATTTTTAATCTCCTATTGTAATAACCAATCTAAACTCTCAGTTCCTCCGTGTGGATTTCTCATTTCATATGGATTACTTGCTAAACCAGAGTTGTGATAGTTTTTTCCTACGTTCATGTTTGTTGTACTTCCCATATAATCAAATAAACTTTTTTGAGTTTGGACATTTTCATTTCTAAATCTAAGTGCAGTATCACGAACCCACAGAGATATACACAAACTCATTACCAAATCATCATTATATCCTTGCATTGCTTCTGCTCGTTGTCCGTTCCATATAAAAGTAAATAATTCATCCGTTGTTCGTTCTGATAAAATGTTAACTTCCTTTTCACGAATATATTGTTCCATTTTACTAATAATAAGTGGACGTGTTTTAATAGATGTTGTGAAACCAGGAACTTGTTTCTTTTCCATACGATTTAGTTTATTGGTATGTTGTGAAAATTCATCTATATACTGATAATCACGTTGTGTATAATATAAATTGTTGTATCCTTTATCTATAATTTGTTGCAATACTGCCCAACCTATATTGGCATTTTCCACAACTAATAATGCTCCGTTGAATTCACTTGCCACCGCAACCAAAAGGTTTCCAAAGTCTTTAGTTTCAATTTCACCTTTAAATTCAGCAACTTGCTTTACATTTTCTACATCAAATACATGAAATGCACTTTTGTCACGTCCATCTCCACGTGCAACATCGGCTGCTACTACATAATCTTTGTTATGATTGGGATATTCCCATATCCAATATTCTTTATTTGCACCTCGTTTTTCAACAGGTTCTTGTACCATATTTTCTTTATACCATTCTAACAAACTTGCATCTACAACAGAACGACCACTGCTAATAAAGTCACAATCACATTCTTGCGCCGCATCTTTTTCACCAAGAACTTTTGTTTGTAAATCTCTCCACTTTTGATCTCTATCAGGATGCAATGACCAATGCAAATTGATTGGATTAAAGTCATTTGATCCGTCCATAGTACCAACCCAAGTTTTGTGGAAAAAATTACCGATACCATTTGGAGTAGATAATAGAATAGAACGACCACCCGTTGTAATTGTAGATTGCGATGCAGTCCATATGTCTTCCATGTTTGTAATAAACGCACACTCGTCCACGATAAGTAAACTCAATGATGACGAACGAGAAGCATCTACACTACTTGAAGCCGCACGAATATTACTTCCGTTTTTAAAACGCATACTAAGTTTGTTTTTTTCTGTACACTCATTTCTCAACCAACTTGGTAAATGTTCGGACATATGGGTTACTTTAGTAACAATATTTTTTGCAGTTTCTTGGTTAATAGCAATACACAAAATAGATTTATCTGTAAAAAAGGTCATTAACCACAATGCATAACCAGATACAAGTGTAGATATACCCATTTGTCTTGCTTTTAATACAATATTAAATTGTTCGTCACGAAAACTTTCAAGGGTTTTTGATTGAAAATCGTATAATGCAAATGGAATAGTACCCAGTGTAGGGTGTTGAATTTTGCAGTATTTTTTCATAAAGTATGAAGGTGACTTCAAACACTCAGCATACTCTTCTTTGATTATTTCTCTTAATGGTTTATTAGTTGCCATCGAGAATAAATATATATGTATTTAATTTTCTATAATATAAAAAAGTTTAGAGGTATCGTCTAAAATTTTATATTTTCATACTCTAGTAGATCAGTTTCTACTTCACGTAATCTTTTTTCAAGTTCTTCTAAATCATTCTCTAGGTCATTTATGACTTTAGATTTATCAGGAAGAGTCCATTGTTCTAATGTACCATTTTCATTTAAGAACTCAGGATCATCGTTTATATACTTTTTAGATTCGACAAGTTTTGTACGTGTTTCAAATAAAAAACTTCGTTCGTTTTCAAGCATAGTCTTTTTTTCATATGCTTCGTATTTACCTTCATCTTTTAATTTTTGTTCATATTCATAAACACAATCAAAACACATACCTTTTTTTGCAAGCATTTTTTTATCAAGATATTTGCTTGGGTCACAGGTACAAACCTCTTTAGGACAATTTGGTGCTTCTCGTAGACTTTTACGAACTTTATCAAAAAGAGTTTCAGTTCTTACTTTTGTATTATCTCCGATTTGCTTCCACTCTTTACCATCGGAGTCTGTCCAAATTTCACCGATTTCTTTTTTTTCGTATTTATTGTTTTCTCCTTCGTATCCATGTACTTTAGGAATTTCTTCACCTTTAAATAATTTACGAGAACGTTTAATAACGTACTTCAGATCGTCTTTATCCATTTTTGCCATGAGTTTATTAAAACACTATTATACTATTTTGTCAAAAGGAAATTAAACTTTTTTATGGATTCTTTTAAAAAACAATTTATCAAAAAGTTATGATATTGTTTTCTGTATTTTTCTTTTTGTTTTTCTGTAATATCTCTTTTTAAAAATGATAGTTCGTTTGAGCATATTTCTTCATCGTAAATATCATATTCTAATATTGAAAATATTTGTTTCAACGACAGATGAGTTTCGTAGTAGTTATATGAATTTCGTATTATTAACTGAATATACTTTGAACGTTCTCGTATTTCTTCTATAAATTCTCTGTCAAGATAGGGAATTTTTTGTGGAAGAGTTGCACGATGTGATGTATTAAATAATACAATAACTTCATTTAATACGTCATAAACTTCTTGTGCAGTTAAATAAAGATTTCCATTTAATTTAATCATTATTGTTTTTAAACTTTTTTCTATCGTAGACTTTTTTACTTTTCATAGGTCTACTACTAGGAAGTGTAGGTTTGCGAATCTTTTTATATGCATCCATTTTTGATATAAGTTTATTTCTTTTAGATTCCGACAATTTTTTAATTTTGTGAACAAGCATTTTTATATACTCCTTTTTGCTTCCTCTTCCTTTGAAGTATGAACTTTTATCACTTAACATTTTTGCAATATCAAGCATTCCTTGTAAGTCTTTTAAATTATCTTCTTTTTCTTTATCTTCCATTTTTAAATCCTCGTCAATAGGTCCGTCTATTTTGGTAAATTCTACATAATAATTTCCATCACTATCTTGTATTATTTTACCACCAACTTCTTTTGAATGCTTTTTAGCATCTTCTTTATTTTTAAATTTCAAAGGTTCTATATTACCATTTTTATTTGTACCAGATAAATTTGCTTCACCACCACCTACATTATGTTTACTTATATTAAACTCTTCGGTAAAAAATCTATTTTTATTTAGTGGTGATAAAGCCGCACTCGTTCCAATAGTAACTAAACGATTATATCTTATAAGTTGATCTATAATAGAAACAATGTTATTCATAAAAGGTTTTTTTTCAAGTTCAGGTATTTCTTTTTCTATATTACGAATTGTTTGTTGTAAATGACCTTTACCGAATTTTTCGTCTTTTATCATTTTTAGTATACCCGGATACTTTCGCTTTATTAGTTCGTATGTTTTCTTGACATTAAATTTTGTTTCACGTGAGTTAAACTTATCATGTACCACTTTTGCAAGAGTTGTAGTTATCCCCACCACACCACCAACTGCAGCCACAATAGACGCAATCGTTAATGGATCAACCGATTCATTTATATTTACTTCTTTATCCGAACTGTTTCTTATTTTTGCTACCCTTGCTTTTTCCTTCTTCTTAACTGCGGGTAGCATTCGTTTTGCTAATTTAGCAACTAAACCTTTTTTATTTGCAAGTTTCTTATCGATCAATTCTTTCTGACCTACACTTAAATCTTTATAGGACTTTCCACCTGCCATCTTTTTTACTATTAGTGTTTTGGCAGCCTTCTCAGCAGATGCTTTTAACTTTGCAGGACTTTTCATTCTTTTGGCAAATAACTTTTTCTTGGCTGCTCGTTTTTTTGCAGTTCT